TAAATGAATATGACATTATATTTGGATATGGATGGAGTGATTGCAGACTTCTTTGGTGGACTTGAAGCAAAGTACAATACCAAACATTGGAAACAGATACCAAAACTAGAGAAAAGTATTATTGCCTTACAAGGCACTGATTTCTTCAATACTCTAGAGTTGTATCCATCATCAATGGAGTTGGTGAAGTTCGTACAGAATCTTGTTGGTGATGATTGGGGTATCTGTTCATCGCCTCTGAGGGGTGATAGAGACAACTCTGCATATTGGAAAAGGGTATGGTTGGAAAGACACTTCATCTTACCCACCATTAATAACCTCATATTTACTGGCCAGAAAGAAAGGTATGCAGTAAATAGGTTTGATGGTAAACCCAATATTCTGGTGGATGACAAACCAGACAACATTGCTAGATGGAATGCAAAGGGTGGTATCGGTATTCGATATCAGGCGAATGAAAGTAGTCTTGTTGAACTCAAAACTAAATTGATAAAAGCCGTAGAAAGCTCTTGACATTTGTTATGAAAACAGGTATGATCTAAGGGTAATGAGAGAGGTGATTCGCATGGCAGTTCATGTTTTCGGAATGACAGATGACCAGATACAACGTATATCTCGCATATGGCAGATAGACTTTGTTCATCGTTGGCATGACCATCGTAGTCATGGTTACATAGATTGGGATACTGATACTTTGATATTTGCTGGTAGAACTTCTGTCGATAGAGTATCAGAGTGGTCATGGCAAGATCAAGAGTTACAGTAAGAGGAGTGAATATGTTTAATAATGTTGGAAATCCAATTGAGGCCTTTGCAGTTGTGAAGGTTGAACCAAATAAAACCCCAGAGGTAGTTTCAGAACACCAGTGCATAGGTAATGCCTGTGAGGAACAGATGGTTCTGAATGAGATGGCAGAGGGTACAGAAGTTACCTTTGTTGTAAAAGAGACACATGGTTGTATGATTGAGACTGTATAAGGAGAGAGAAATGTTGAATATTACTGGAATGGTTATGATTATTGTTGGTTTGTTTATGATGGCAGGAAGTGCCGGAGACTGTGATGGCCAATGTATGGAGTATGCAAACACTATGGGTGAGATGGCAACCTATTTGATTTTTGGGTTGACAATCTCTGCAATTGGTGGTATTATAGTATATAATGAAAATAAATAAGGAGAGAGATGTGAGGAAATATATCAAGATTGGCACTAAGTGTGATACTAAGTTTGGACTGTCTAAAGTGACAGGGATTGAAATGTGTGAGACTGAGGGTGCAAAGGAAGGAATTCCTATGGAAAAGGTTTTCCTATCAGACAAAAACAGATGTGTCTTTGACTTTGAAAATGGACACTGGCAATATGGATATCAAGTGGAGGCTCAAAATGCTTGAGATTTTAGGTGCGTTGATTGTTGTTAATATAGTTTTGGGTGTATTACTATGACACAAATACAACTATTAGAAAAAAGGATAGATGCAGTTGCAAAGACGCTGCAATATCCACATCTTTCAGACTGGGCTGTTCAGTATTGGAACAACGTATTGGATAGTCTGGTTATGAAGTTACCGAAAGATAAACTAAATTGAGATTCAAGCGTCTACAGTCTGGTATGAATATTTTACCGATGATGCAAGAAGTCGGAGAGAACTTTGATGACTTCTACAAAGAAACTTATCGGCAAGACAATATTCAGTGTCAAAAAGAAACCATGTCCATTAATCTCGTGAAGGGGGTTAGATATGATGATGGTACACACTTTGATGATACACACACTACTGTAGAGACAGCTCAGTTTGAGAAGTATGCAAAAGTAAAAGAGTTTTTAAATTGGTTTACTAATACCTATGGTGGACGGATGTACAGGGTTGCAATTGTTCATCTTGGTTCAGAAAAGAAGGTATATCCACATATTGACGGTGGAAAATATTATGAAGATAAAGACAGATTTCACATGGTGTTGAGTGGTTACTATGACTACACTGTTGAGGATGAAACAGTAAGGTTCAATGCCGGTGATTTGTGGTGGTTCGATAATCAGAGAATGCACCACGCCGTGAATGCAACACCTATTTCTAGGATATGCATAATTTTTGATGTGAAAGGGAGTAATTTCAAATGAGTAATCAACGGGCTGGTAAATTCAAACCAGCAACACTACGAGAAGGTGGTGGTATGCAACAGGTGAACTTTTTCAAGTATGCAAAAGAGGTACTTGAATCAGAAGGACACGATGATGCTGCATTCTACTTTGAACAAATGGAAACATGGTTGCGTGATGGTAAGGGATTACCACAAGATGCACGTTCAATTGCAAATGCACTAGGAGTTTAGAATGGCGTTTCAAGTACACAAACAACACAAGTTGGGAGACCAACTAGAAGCACAGGCATACGATTGGGCGATTACAGATGTTCAAGAGTATTATGGTGTTGAAGAAATAGAAGAATTGACCCAAGAACAGGTTGATGAAATCTTTGCATATTCTGAATCAGAGCAGTGTTACGAAAGTTATGTTGGTATGGCTCTTAGGACAATATGTGATCAATGGGAAATGGAACAAGAAGGAGAATAGTTATGGTTGCAAAAGATGGCCCACTAAAGTCGGCATTCGATGGTTTAGAATCTAAAGGTGTAGTCAGTCATGCTTTGATAACATATCGGTATGTAGATGGTGTTATGAGAAAAGAAACTGTTACTCGCAAATATCAGATGAACGGTGATTATATTGATTCATCTACAACAGAACCTTTTGGACAAGCAAGTTCTGTATAGATGATTATGAAACCTGTGGACTATCGTGTGGCCACCCTGTTTGTACAGGAACGTCACTATAGTCCTGTCATGCCCAAACTAACTAAACACTATCTAGGAGCCTATCAGGACGATGAACTGGTAGGTATTCTGACGTTGGGTTGGGGTACAAATCCTATGGGTACAATCAAGAAGATGTTCCCAGAACTAACCACAGCAGATTACTTTGAGATAGGTAAGATGTGCATGGATGAGTCTATGCCACGCAACTCTGAATCACAGATGCAGAGTGCTACAATCGCATGGATGAAACAGAACACACCAAACGTCAAGTTTCTGTATACATGGGCAGACGGTATTGTGGGTAAGCCAGGATATGTATATCAGGCTGCAAACTTCTTATATGGTGGGTTTATATGGAGTGACGTATATGTTACAGAAAGTGGCGAAAAGGTACACTTTCGTACAATCCAACGTAAGATGAAGAAAGAGATGAACAGACATGACTTGAAATATGGCCCACGACCTAATGATGCAAAGATGGGTGAGTTGGGATTTAGTCGTGTATGGGGTAAGCAGTTTCGGTATATTTTCCCTCTAAACAAGAAATCTAGAAAGTTATTAAAGCATTCTAACATGGAATGGACACTGGATTATCCAAAGGGTAAAGACTTAGAATGGAAGATTAAGCGGCCTGGAGAGGTGGCTTATACGTTGACCAGCACCATGCCATATGAGCATAGGGGTGATAGTGTACAACACAATTCGGGCAACGTGAACAAGGTTGCTGACAAGTTTGGAACAGCAACGCTTGATAATTTCTTCTAAATAATGTTGACAAAACGGTAATTAATTGGTATTATATGCTATGAGTTATGATATAGACGAAATCACAAGAGAAGATGTTGCACTGATTATCGGTGTGATGTTGTTCTCATTTTTTATGGGGCTGATTATTGGTAAAGATTCATTAGGGATTACTCTCTTAATTGGCATGACAGCATATATTTTAATTTATGTGGGTAGGATATTGAGGATACTATGATGAGATATGATGACTACATGAGAACTAGAAGTAAAAGTGAGATGCTCAAAGATGAGGTTGATAAAACTATGTCTTTGATATGGAAACTGGTAGATGAACCAGACTATGAATCACATTACGCTGCACATAGTGAAACAGGTGTAGTGTATGACAAGAGAATATTGGGTGATAAGATTGCAAGAATCAACCATGAGATTGAAGAACTTGAAGATAGAATAGAGAATGACAAACAATAATATTATTAGTGATGAACGATATGGTAAACTATGGAATCAAACTCGTGACTTCATAGACGAACACTGCATAATCAGAGCAGAGCCAGGAACTTACATGGATGGTAAGTTAGAAGGTTCTAGATATACATGGGTGTTCTATTTACGAAACGGATTGTATCGTACAGACTTTCTGAGTGCAATCACACAGATGTGGATGAAAAAAGTACATGATGAGATAGGACATTTCGACTTTCAGTTGAGTGGACTAGAAACCGCCGCAACACCAATGATTGTAGGTATGCCTATCTATGCACAAGTATTCGGTGTAAATCTCAACGGTTTTTCTATTCGTAAAGAACAAAAGACATATGCGATGAAGAACTGGATTGAGGGCGGTACGACAGAACAGCCAGTGATGTTATTGGATGACTTATCCAACTCTGGTAATTCATTGAGAAAAGCATACGACATTTTAGAATGGCATCATATGAACACATTTGAGTGTGCGTTTACAATCGTCAACAAAGTCAATGAAGGTGTACATGATGACAACATGACCACAGACTTCTTGTTACCAGAACATATCAAAATCATGTCTCTGTTCACACTAGACGATTTTAATTTAGTAGGTAATGTGGAGTTGCACTAATGGTGACGAATGAACGCAAGATTATTCTGATTACGGATATTATCGACCAGAAGGTTCGTAAGGAAAAAGAGATAGACTTCTATGAGAGGGAACTCAAGAAGATAGAGGAGAAATTATTCTTTCTAAGGAAAGAACGACAACTGACTCAATTTATTATTGACATCATCGAAACAGAGAAGGTTGTTGATATCAGGGAGCAGATGTATGAGCGCTTGGAAATTTCAACAGGAATCAATACTGAAGGTGATAACTAAAGACGGGCCCATCTGGAGAGAGATGATGAAACCCCCAGTTAAGTTTGTAAAACATAAGGATTATGGGGTAAGGAAACTTGCAGAAAGATTAGGAAAGAAAAGTAGGAGAGTGCGATGAAGTGTTATGTGTGTGATGAGGAACTTATTTGGGGTGGTGATCACGATATAGAGGAAGATGAATTTTTCCATGAGGATAATCATACCATACACACAAACCTATCATGCAACAAGTGTGGAGCTTATGTAGAGGTGTATCATGGAAACAAACAAACAGATTAAGTACGGTGTATATGTCGAGATAGACACAAACGAATGGATGTGGGATTCTGGTACACATCAGATTTCACCAGCCCAACCACCACTATTGTTTGACACAGAAGAAGAAGCACAAACGTATAGTAACAAGAAATGGAAAACAGGACGGGCGTTAGAATACCCAGAACATCTTAAACAATATTGGAGAGAGTACGAACAGGAACGTGCAAAGAAGATTGCACAGAACGTACCACCAGAACTATGATATCAAAAATGTTGGTATGTCTGTTAGTATCATACAACATAGAAATATCAGAGACAGGAGTAAAGGATAGGGTATGTGTATACAAGTGTCAAAAAGGACTGAAAGAAACCGTATTCACACATCCTGTATATCAA